ACTCAACTGGTGCTGACTATACAGACAAGTCCGTAGAAGCAGAGTATAATAGAATTGACTTCTACGGCTATTTAGTCAGCATCGTTAAGCGGTTGCTTTGCCCAAAGCGTGGCGGAGCAAGAAAAGGCATATTAGTCTTTACTCGCTTTCTGAAAGAAGCAGAACGGCTGACACAAAGCCTTGAATGCTGCGAAATGGTATCGGGAACAACGCCAAAAGCAGAACGTGAACGCATATTAAACGACTTTAAGAGCGGTAAGATAAAGGTTGTTGTGAATGTAGGAGTATTGACAACTGGATTTGATTATCCAGAGCTTGATACTGTTGTTATGGCACGCCCTACAATGTCACTTGCTATGTACTATCAGATAGTAGGTAGAGAGATACGTCCATACAAAGATAAACAAGCGTGGTTTATAGACCTTTGTGGTAATATCAACCGCTTCGGCAAGGTTGAGGACTTGAAACTCATCGACACCAACGGAAAAGGAAAGTGGGCGGTGTTTAGTAATGGTAAACAATTAACGAATGTTCTTTTTCAATGAGTAAGAAACAAATTGTACAAACTCACACTTGCTTCCAATGCCAATTTGCGTATTTGATGCGCTCTGCTCCTCATAATCCTATTATCTCTGAATGTACTATAACAAAAGAGCGGAATGTGGCAAGAACACCGATTAAATGCCAACATTTCAAAAACAGAATAGGTTGTGCGAAGATAAATCCGATGAAATTTCTAAAATAATGCAATATGAAAAGAACTGTTATTGACAATGGAACTGTTATAAAATGGCACAATTCCAAAGAAGAGTTGCCTAATCTTAAAAACAAAGAAGACAACATTATGTGCCTTACACTTGAAGATGGAATGCTTAGACTGAATGTGTGGATTCAATATTACTTATGTTGGGACGATGCAGAAGGTGATGACTTCCAATTTGAGAAAGAGCATGAGTTTCTATGGTGTCCGCTTGAAACAATGAGCGAAGACGAAATCATCAAGTTATGATAAAACTTGATGACAAGTTTACCATTCGATATTCCCCCCACGAGCAGCTTGTAATCTTACGGCTAATCGTGGGGGCTGACGATGACGGCATTTCACGCACAAGTTATCGAAGCCTTGCAAATGATTGCGGATTGTCCCTACAAACTTGTAGGAATGTTTTATCCTCACTTGCTAATAAAGGAGATATAGACACGGTAGCCAATCCGAAAGGGACATTTTTTGTCGTGAACAAGTGTGATGATTATCGCTTTGGCAAGAAGAAAACCAACGAGCAATCAAAGCAGGTTTTAACATCCTTACAAGCAAAATGTAATGACCGAGAGAAAGCGTTTGAAAAGAGCCTTATTCCTTTCGTTTCTTCACGTGGTGGCACTTATGAGCCTACGATGATACGTGCTTTCTTCAACTATTGGACAGAAAGAAACAAATCGGGGACCAAGATGCGCTTTGAACTTGAAAAGACGTGGGAAACTGCAAAACGATTGCAGACGTGGGCAAGCAGGGAGAAAGTACCAAAGAGTACTACCGCCCTCAAATCATCTGAAATGAATTACGATAAAGATAGTGATTGGTAAATGGAACAAATAGATTTCAAATCCGCCATTGAGCGGTTAAGAGATACAACGTATAAACCACTGCCCGACAAGGTGCAAATCAGTGTACCAAACGCAGGAACACACCTTAAAGGAGGATTAAAGTACTTTTGTGGTGATGGTGCAAAGTGGAACGCTGACTATGAGAAGATTGTTCAGTGGCTAACTGATAACAAAGGCAAAGGCTTAATGCTCGTTGGTGGCTGTGGCGTGGGTAAGACGTTAATCGGTATGAGGATTATTCCCTTATTTCTTAACCACTATTGCCGTAAGGTGGTAACAATCTGCACGGCAAATGAACTCAACAAGTCACCCGATGAGATTATCCGAAATCACATTATCTACATTGATGATGTAGGCACAGAGGATATATCTAACATATACGGCAATAAGCGAGTACCTTTTGCAGAACTCGTTGATGCAGCGGAAATGGACGGAAAGTTACTGATGTTCTCTACCAACTTAGACGAAGACCATTTGAAAGCTAAGTATGGAGACAGAGTGGTTGATAGGCTTCACGCTATCACAAGAAGAGTGACGATAACGGGTGATTCAAGCCGAAAGTAACGATGTCGAATAATATCAATGCAGATTACGCCTATTGCAGGGGCGTGGGCTGTGAATTAAGCAACTACTGCAAGCGGTATCTTCCAGACCCTCCAGATGCTTATATGTGGTGGGTGCAAGAGAAATACCAAGAAGATACTGGGAGGTGTCCTCATTTCGAGGAGAATTATAAAGATAACTAAACCAAAAAAAATCAATATGGAAGAAAAGAAAATTATCGCCTACAAAGGCTTTGACGAGAATTTAAAGTGTCGTGAATTTCAGTATGAAGTCGGTAAGGAGTACGAAATGGACGGAGATATTAAGTGCTGTGAAAGAGGATTTCACGCTTGCGAATCTCCATTAGAAGTGTTTGACCACTACGATATGCTTAACTCTCGCTTTGCAGAGGTAGAGCAGTCTGGAAAAATTGACAAAGAAGAAAATACAACGAAAGTTTGTTCTTCAAGGATTAAGGTAAAGGCTGAACTGAAATTAGCTGATATGATTAATCTTGGAGTTGAGTGGATAAAAGAAGTAACTTCTCCTACTAAAGTGAAGAAAGAGACGGACTTAAATGATAATGGTAACAATTCTGCTAAGATTGGTAGCTCTGGTT